AGATAATCTTATCTAAGGCTTGTGCCGCTATTTCTTCAGGGGTAAAACCCCGGTTAGATACGGCTCCTATTTTTACTATTCCTACTTCCATGCTACCTGTGGTGCTTAACATAATTTATCCTTTAATTTGGAGGGACTCGTACCACACCACTGCGGTAGGTGTCTGTTTCTAACCTACCTGCGCCTAAGTTCCTTAACAAAGCAATAGATTGTGCATACTTTTGGTCGTACAGGGCTACCATATCTGGCTCCCCTTTTTGAAAACGTATAGCTTCCACCAAAGCGCCATTGAGTAATGCCGAATCAAACTCAGTACCTAGCCAGGTAGTGCCAGCCGTCACTATAGACGTAGGATACTTGGCAAAATGAATTTCCGCAGCATACGCCGCATCAGGAGTTGGGCCTAGTATGAACGTACCATCGGCAAAAATACCATAGTGCACGGGCAATGCAGCGTCAGCTGCTATTGGGTAGGCTTCTCGTATAAAGCTCACGTCTTTGTTTATTAAGTACTGATACTGACTAAGCGCATCCACCACAGCAACAGAATACACGTACAGCATGTTAGACGGCATCGTAAGGTACTTGTTGTTAATGGTGGTAGTGCCAGTTTGGTTGATCCGCATAGCAGGTAAATCCACCACGCTGTAGATAAGCTGTTCCGCTTGTTGAGTAAACATAGCCAGCTGATCTACCGTAAACGTCTGTTCACAGATGTCCTGTATGTTGGTTGTAAGTTCGGTGTAGTTCACCTACTACTCCCTACGCCATTGGCCCACGGGCAATAATTCCCTTAGTAGCCGCGCCTACCCCACGTATCTTTATGCCACTCGTCTTAACAGTGCCAGAAGATTGCTCTGGTGAATTAACCGTAGTGCCAGGTTTATAATCTTTGATTCCAGGCCATTTCTTAACTTTTATCTTGTCCATCTTAGTCTCCTAAGTAATTACTATGGTAACCACCCCAATATGCCCAAAAGCAACAAGCGGGTCTACCGGTTCAATATGTGCCCGACTCTGGGGATACCCCGTAAAGTCAGGTCTTGGGTTACGTATTGCTTGCGGGTCTGATACTGGAAACACACCCAACATTAATTGTGGCTGGTCAGGGTTCCAACACTCAGGGCAAGCCTTTATCCCCGTAATAACTACTAGGGGCTGTAACTCACGTAACCTGTACTGAAACCCGCATACATCGCATTCCGCAATGGCATTACGCCCCGATGCGTACCGTTCGCTCATTACTAACCCATCCCATAAATACGAGGTATTAAGCTAATAGAAGCCTTCTCTCTATCTTCCCCTGCTGCTAAAGCATATTGTTCGTCATACTGTCCCTTAAGCATCTCAATACGAGGCATTAACTCTGGGATTTTGGTGGCAATGTAATATGCCAACCCAGCTACAAGTGCAGGGAAAAACCTGAAGTTCATATCAGGAGTTTCTACTCCAGCTCCAGCGTCTTGTATTCGCCGTAGTCTCCAGTACCGGAGTACGTAATACGGAGCAAGGGCAGTACCTTGGTCAGGCACAGGCCACAGGGTTACAGTTGGATTATCCCTAAGCCTGTCTACCCACACCTGGATAGGGCGACCTTGAGTAAGTTTATTAGGCACTGAAGAGTAAGTAGAAACACTAATCCGAGAGAGATTAAGGTCAGACTGCAAAGTAGGACTACCTGCATTCGTCCTTATAACTTGTTCAATCAAATCAATGGTAGCGGCGGGTAAGTCGTATGTAGCTGTACCTTGAACAAGGTTTATAAACCCTTCATCAATCGTCCACATATTAATGCCGCGATTAGCCCACTCAATGGTCAATAAATTCATTGACCTCCTAGCAGTTTTAAGGTCATAGCCGGAGTGCAATTCTCGCCCAGCACGCTCAAAAGCTTCTTCAGCAATTTCTGTGAAGTCCATTGTAAACGTAGCTGTGTTGGTAGTTGCCATTAACTTTGCCCTTTAGCCCTAGTTTTTCCTTGTCGGGCTATACCATCAATGTTTCTACGCCCTGTAGCCCTACTTCCTCTTATTGTAGGGTCATGGCCCTGCACATCAGCCCTTTCTATCCTAGTACGAGGAGGTACAGCACTCATAACACGAGGCGTAGCCTTTACCGTCATACTTGGCACGCGGGGATGAACTGGATGAACCGGTTTCTTCTCACCCGGCTTTCTTTTTTTCTTGGTTCCGCCTTTTGGCATTAGCTCATACCTCTTAAAGTTTTAGCTAGACGTGCGCGTTGCCCCAGTTTACCCGGAGCTTTTGCTGCCGCAGTTAGCTTCTTAGCTGGGATTTTATCCCCTGCTTTCACCCCCAGCTCACGTTTAAGTGCACCGGGTTTTTTAATGGCATCTTGAATCCAGCCACCTTTCTTTAACGCAGTGGGCCTCTTCTGGGGGTTTATTTTCCCCATGCCTCTACATGGCATCATTACTTAGCTGCTTTTTTCTTAGCTGCTGTTTTTTTCTTAGCTGCCGCTGCTGCTGCTTCTTCTGCTGTGGGTATACCCCATAGTCCAATTGACATAATATTTCTCCTGATAAGTTAATAAATTAAACCGTTCCACCGCGTGTGAACCCTCTTTGCATAATCGGGCCATCGCCACGCCTTCTAGTTTTGCCTACTTTTCCACCACCAGCCATATTGTCCATCTGGCGTTTTTCATAGCGTTTTTCATGGTTAATGCGAGAACGCTCGTCACGGGCATCCCGCCCCGTAGCACCACCCATAGCTTCTTTAGGAGCGATACGGTAAACCTCATCATCAAGGTTACGTAGCACTTTCTTGTCGTGGGCCATTCCACCCCGTGCATACCCCTTCTTTACAGCTTTACCCGGCTTATTAGCCGTACTGTTAAATTTACTAGGCATATCTTTATTCCTCTTATCTGCGTTAGCAAAATCCTGTCCTACGGAGGTAGGGATTCCAACCTTCTTGGCAAACTTAGGGTTATTAGCCACTGCTGCCATTAACTTTGCTTGCTTGGCGCTTTTGCTAGGCATTAAACGCTGGCATCAAAATAAGTCTTGGTCAGCGTTAAAATTAGCAAGTAAGTGTCTGCCGCCGTAGCCCCTACAGTAGTAACCACAATGTCACCTGTCTTACCCGCTCCGGCATTATTAGGGATACCGTAGGCAGAAAAGTCTATAGTATCTTCCCAATCTTGCGGGAGGTTAAGTAGAGGTACATTGGTGGTTGCGTCCCATAACAGCTCTACACCCATGCCAATATTGGAAAAGGTAACAGCCTGTAAAGTAACGCCCGTACAGACTTGTTTAGTCACAGGGTCAACACTGAGGTTAGAAACATCTACTAACACAGCAGCTGCTTGTCCCGTCCCGTCACTGACATTGGTAAATTTCAGGACAGCAGTACGCCCACCATCCTGTATCACTTGGCTTGTAAGTGCATCGGCCATAAATTACTCCTTAAAGTTAGTATTAAGCACTAAATGGAGTAGCGGCAGCGCCACCAACAGCACCTATACAAACAGCTTCTACAAACCACGCACCAGCAGTTATAGCAGTAAAGGTAACCTTACTGTCTATGTCACCACCAGTAGTGCCACCGTTCCAAGTAAAAGTAGTATCCCCTACTCCACTAATAAACGTAGTAGTAAGACCCGCTGCATCCACAGCCATAGCAAAACCAGTGAAAATGTCTGCACCGGCTGGCTTGATAACTAGGTTGTTAGCTAGGTCAAAGGGCATATAAATACTAATCGTAGCCCCCAGATTATTTTGCTGGTTAGGGTCAGTATTATCATCTGGAGTTGTAGACAATACCGCAGGTAGCGTAAGTTGTGCCGCTCCAGTAGGGTTAGTACTGTTGTACACATTCAAAACTCCCCCGCTGCCCGCAGTAATTGCGCCAGTTGGGTTGTTGTTAGCATCGACTGCCGGTGTTGGAAATAGTTGGAGTGCAAGTGTTGTATTGTCGGCGGCGAGTAAAAAAAGATTCCCCGTTCCGGCAGAAACAAACCCATTGAGAGAGCGCACTGGCCCCGAAAAAGTGGTTCTAGCCATTTTAGATTCCTCACATGCGAGTAGGGTATATCTGTCTGCATGTCGTCAGCCGGGAGCTGTCAGATATACCGGTTATTCCCGGTTGTTTTAGAGTATATAGCATAAATCTTTTTTAACACAATAAAAAACCCCGCACTAGGCGGGGCTAAAATCAAAAAGTTATGATTTTTAGGGAGGACTCTTTTATGTAGCCCCGGCAGAACCGTAGCAGCCAAGTGGGTCAGATACGCCGAAGCTGTATCGCTCACGAGCCTTATAACGGCTATTACCAGTGTCAAAGTCAGCATCCATAGATGTAGACATTGGGGTACGGACAAAATGCTTCAATCCGTTTGGAACGTCGGTCATCAAGAACCACGCATTACCGTCAGTCAGATAGTTATTAACTGTATAACCTTCTGGAACTACACCGTTAGTACGCAATGCGTTGATGTCGTTGTCAGCAGTGCCAACTCTAAGCTCCGAATCCATCAAGCGTGTAGCAACGAATTGCAACGCAGGGGGGAGAATAAGCTTACGAGGTTTAGCTGCGATCAACAGACCACGTTCGTCCGTCCAACCTGCGATTGAAATAACAGCCGCTTCCAAAGAAGTTTCGTTTAAATCAACCCCAGTAGCTGGAGTATTTGCGTTTACACCACCAGAAACCAACGGGTGTGCGGTTGAAAATAAAACCTGACCGTCACCATACGTAGGGCCACCGGCAAAACCAGTGTTGAGAATAGCTGCACCTTTAACTTGCTTGGTGTAAGCCATCGCTCTAGCTAGTGCCTTTGTGTAACGTGCTGAAAGGGAATCATACAGGTTGTCCTCAATGGCCTCTTCGGTCAGTGAGAATCCCATAGCGATTGTTTCATTCACATAACGGGCTGTGTAAGTTTCTTGTGCGTTATCATACTGAATGGCGGAACCCTCGTTTTTAACGGGAGCGGCACCAAAGCCTGACAACTTAACTTCTTCTTCAAAGGAACGGTCAGAACTCTCTGTTTCAAAGATTTCTTTAGTTTCTTCACCATATCTTGCGTACTCAAGTCCAAACAAAGCGTTCAAACCCGGTAATAGCTCCTTGAGGAGTTGCGCTCGTGAAATAGCCATAAGTCAATGCTCCTTAAGCAGTGCCGGTGTTGCTGGTGTATGAATGTGATCCGGGGTTAAATTTAACCACCACATCAGTGAATGCGTCACCTACTTCACTGCCCGGAGCATTGATAAAATCAACGACTCTAAAGGCAATACCTGTAGTTGCTGCTGTTGTTGCGTCCAATGCGACATTCGAGTTACCAGTAGCAGTGCTACCTGTAGCGGTCGATTGTACATTAGCCAAAAGTGCATTCATGCCCAGTGTGGCTTGCGCCATTGTTGCATCACCTTGTATTTGGAAAGCAACATCAGGGTCATCTACGATGAATGCTAACGCGTCAGCAGCTACCTGACCCGTAGGCCAGTATTGACGATTAACAAAACCCATAGTTGCATCCGTATAAGAACAACCCATAAACACGCCAATAGTACCAGCGGGGAATGGATCGCCTGCGGAACCTATATCCGTGCACAGTTCAATAGTACCTGAAGCATTAATTATGACCACAGAGCCATAAAAAATATTAGTACCATAACCGGACACAATAGGAAGTTTGCGGGTGGCCCCTGCATAAGGGAGTCCACTCACCTCGTTTATAGGCCGTAGCCCATAAGGGGTAGCTGTAGTAGCCATTTGAATCTCCTAAAATTATCCTTTACCGAAAGTAACCTTAGAAGTCCGTTCATTAAACATAGGCATTCT